ACAGACCCAAGTCCGAACTTGCCTACAGAGTCCCCGCGTCGAAGCTTACCAAAAAGAGTATTACCCAAACCAGTGAAAAACAGATATTAGAAGGGCTTGATACAACAATTGATTGGAAAAATACCGGAGACAACAGTTATGACGGTGAAAAGCTTAAATTATTAGTACACGATGAATCGGGCAAATGGGAAAGACCTGATAACATATTAAACAACTGGCGTGTAACAAAAACAACATTACGATTAGGTAGTAGAATTATAGGAAAGTGTATGATGGGATCAACATCCAATGCATTAGAAAAAGGTGGTGACAACTTCAAAAAGCTTTATTATGACTCAGACGTTACAAGACGCAACAAAAATGGACAGACTAGCTCGGGATTATATAGTTTGTTCATACCTATGGAATGGAACTACGAGGGATACATTGATACTAATGGATACCCTGTCTTTGATACTCCGAAAGAACCCGTCATTGGGAATGATGAAGAGTACATCGATACTGGAGTCATAGAGTTTTGGGAAAATGAAGTTGAAGGGCTAAAGCATGATAGTGATGGGTTAAATGAATATTATCGTCAATTTCCTCGCACTGAGGAGCATGCGTTTAGAGATGAAGCTAAAAACAGTATATCTAATTTAAGTAAAATATACGAGCAAATTGATTTTAATGAAAGTGCTGCTCGTGATGGTCTTGTCACTAAAGGATCATTTTCTTGGGAAAATGGAATAAAAGATAGTAAAGTAATATTTACACCTAACAATAACGGTAGATTTTTTATTAGCTGGACGCCTCCTAAAAACCTAGAAAACAACGTAATAATAAAGAATGGGATGAAATATCCTGGTAATGAACATATTGGTGCATTTGGATGTGACTCATATGATATATCAGGAACTACAGATGGAGTAGGCTCTAAAGGTTCGCTGCATGGTCTTACTAAATTTAGTATGGAAGATGCACCACCTAATACATTTTTTTTAGAATATGTTGCTAGACCTCAAACTGCTGAAATATTTTTTGAAGATATGCTTATGGCTTTAGTGTATTACGGTATGCCAATATTAGCAGAAAACAATAAACCTAGATTACTATATTATTTAAAACGAAGAGGTTACAGGGGATTCTCAATGAATCGTCCTGATAAAATTTGGAATAAATTATCTGTAACGGAAAAAGAAATAGGAGGTATACCTAATACGTCAGAAGATATAAAACAAGCTCACGCTGCTGCTATAGAAACTTATATAGATAAATATGTTGGTTATAATGAAGAGGGTAGCGGGAATATATATTTTAACAGAACACTGAATGATTGGGCAAAGTTTGATATAAATAAAAGAACAAAATATGATGCAACTATTAGTTCCGGGCTCGCTGTTATGGCTTGCAATAGGCATTTATATCATCCGAAACCAAAATACGAAAAACAATCATTAGGAATAAAAATAAAAAGATTTAATAATAAAGGAATGCATTCGCAAATAATTAAGTAGCATGGCTGAAACAATATTAAAAAGTTCATTTCCGAGTCAAATCGCAAGCGATGCTGAAAAGGCTAGTTTAGAATATGGATTAAAAGTGGCTCGTGCTATTGAACACGAATGGTTTAAAAGAGACTCTGGAGCTACGCGTTTTTATTCTAACAGAGATGAATATCATAGACTTAGACTATATGCAAGAGGTGAACAGTCTGTAAAAAAATATAAAGATGAATTATCTATTAATGGTGATTTATCATATCTTAATTTAGATTGGAAACCGGTACCTATTATCCCAAAGTTTGTAGACATTGTAGTAAATGGAATGTCAGATAGACTATATGATGTTAAGGCTTTTAGCCAAGACCCTTCTTCTGTAAAACAAAGAACAGACTATGTTGATTCCATTATGGATGATATGCAGACTAAAGAAATATCTGATCAAATACAACAGCAGTTAGGAGTTAACGTGTATAGCAACGATCCTAATAATTTGCCAGAGTCTAAAGAAGAGTTATCATTACATATGCAGCTTGAATACAAACAAGCCATTGAAATTGCACAAGAGCAAGCTATTAACTCTGTAATGAATTCTAATAATTATGATTTACTTCAAAGAAGAGTAAACTATGATTTAACAGTTGTAGGAATTGGCTGTGTTAAAAATGAATTTAATAAGTCTGAAGGTATTAAACTTAAGTATGTTGACCCTGCAGATATTGTTTATTCATATACATATTCACCTTATTTTGACGATATATATTATATAGGTGAAGTTAAAAGCGTTACAATTAACGAATTAAAACAACAGTTTCCAGAATTAACTGAAGAAGATTTAGAAAATTTAACTAAGCAAGGTGTACAAACACCAGCATCTCATAATAAGTTTGTTAATGAAGACAGTGTTTTAGATGCTAATACTATTC